TTATAGGTGAAGTAAAAGTATTTACTCATGACGGAGCTAACACTACAACAGTTACTCCAACTAATTTTTCTCAAGGAACTAGTATCGCACTATCACCAAATGATACGGTTATGATTATTTGGAACGGTTCTCAGTGGAGCGTTATTGGTGGTGAAGGCTATACAATTTCTTAATAGGGCATAACAATGGCAGCGATAATTACAGATAAAATTAAACTACAATTAGCTCAGTCTATCTTTGATGAGTTTAATACAGCTAATCTAGGCGATTCTAATAACTATTATTATATTGGTATAGGTCGTTCTCAAGAATGGCAAGCTGAAGCGCAAACTGATGTAGTGCCTAACACTACTGCTGCTGACAACCACGATAGAGAAGAAAGACTGTTTAGATATAATCTTCAGTCAGTAAAAGCAGCAGAGAATCTTTCTTTTGTTATTCCTGGAGGACCAGATTATGATTGGTCTGCCAACAAAGAATATTATCAGTATAGTGATGCTATTGCCGGCCAACCGCAAACCACTTATTATATTAGAACTGATGAAAATAAGGTTTATGTTTGTCTTCGTAAAGGTAAAAACAGTGATGGTACAGCTAAAACCTCTACTGCAAAGCCAGATCATACTAACACTTCTCTTGTTCCAGAAACCGATGGATATGTATGGAAATACTTGTATACGATTACTACTACAGCGGCTAATAACTTTTTAACTACTAACTTTATGCCAGTTGAGTTTGTTGATTCAGCTGAATCAACTGATCCAAGATTTTCCCAACTGTCAGTTCAAAATGCTGCTGTTCCAGGACAAATTATTGGATATAGAGTAGTTACTCCTGGAGGTCCTTACTCAGGTACAGTACACAGCTCTGGCATTAAGGTAGGTCCAGCACTTACAATTGTTGGTAATGGAACGAATGCTAAAGCGTATGCGATTCTTAATCCTATCAATAACTCAATTGCAGCAGTAGAGGTTGGAGACAGTCCTGATGCAGCAGCTATTTCATTTGCGTCAGATCAGGGAGCTGGATATAATTATGCAAATGTTAGTGTAAGTTCTGCTACTCTGCAAGTAGGAGGCAGTAATGCTGTTATTGCGCCTGTCTTTGGTCCTAGAGATGGAATGGGAGCAGATGCTCGGAGAGATTTAAGATCAACTTCCTTAATGTTTAATATTAAACCTGTAGGAGGAGTTGACGTAAATAATGAGCCTACTTGGCCAGTTGATCAAGATTACAGACAAATAGGGCTAATTAAAAATATTAGAACTGATAGCGCTAACGGCACGTTATTTACAGCAGAAGCAGGTACAGCTCTTAACAAAATGAGAGCTAACCTAGCCTTTGGGGATGGAGACTATTTACAAGCATCTGGTGAATATCAATTAGAGTTTGATGACGATCCTATCATTTATGGCACTGACAGTAATGCTGCTGGCTATATGGTATGGAACGATGACAGTGCTACTATCTGGTATCATCAAACAGAAGAGACTGGATTCACTCAGTTTGCAGATGGAGAAGCAATCACTATCCCAGGTAAGTTTGCTGGTAGTATGACTATTGATTCAGCTAATATTGCTCCAGATGTAGATAGATATTCAGGAGAAGTTCTCTTTTTAAGTAATCAATCAGCTACTGCTCGTGATCCACAGCAGACAGAAGATATTAAAGTTGTAGTAAGACTATAAGGATAAATCATGGCAACTACAGTAAACGAAAATACATTTCTTAGTGTCTACAACGATGATTACAGAGACAGTGATCACTACCATAGAATTCTTTTTAATAATGGTAGAGCGTTACAAGCTAGAGAACTAACTCAATCACAAACTATTATTCAAAAAGAAATTGAGCGTATTGCTAAATTTATGTTCAAGCCGGGCGGATTATTTAACACATCCTACGGCACCTCAAATAGCGCAAACGATCCTATTAGTTTTGTAAGAGTAGAAACTTTACCTGTAGGATATGACGTTTTTGTAGGACAGACATTTGCTAATCAGCTTGGAGTAAAAGCTGTAGTTAAAGCTGTTATTCCCTCTACCGCTGTAAATAACTCTGTAGGTACAGATGCTTATAACACTTTGCTAGTAAAGTATATTGATGCTAATTCTACTAGCTCTGCAGATACTACAGTATCAGTTAAATTTAATCCAGCTGATACTCTAACAGCTACTATTAGCTCTACTACTTACGAGTTGAATGTATCAACAGATGAGCAAGTGCAAGACGCGACAGGTAACGCTTCGTTCTTAGAAGTGCCAGAGTTCAACACCTTTGCTGCTGGTCATTTACTATTTGTAGAAAAGCAGTCCTTAGTATTAGACAAGTTTAATTCTAACTTTAACGGCACAGTGGGTTTTGAAGTAACTCAAGAAATATATAATACTTCTGATAATGTAGCTCTTTATGATAATTCAGGTGCTACTCCCAACCTTACTTCTCCAGGTGCTGATAGATTAAGAATCACTCTTACTCTTAAAAAGGAAGCAGATAAAACTGCTGGTAAGACTTTTTATCCTTTGATGAAATTAAATCAAGGGTATGTTGTAAACCTTAACACTCCAGATAATGTACTTGCAACTCTTGGAGGTATAATTTATAATAGAGCTTATGATACTACAGGTAACTTTATTATTGATGAGAGATTAGGAAAGCTGGACCTTACAGTTTCTACAGACCCAGATAGCTCTGATTATTTACTATATCAAGTCTCTGACGGTACTGCCTTTGTAAACGGTAAGCGCTATCAAAAGCAAAATATAGCTCCAATTAAAGTGGCAAAACCAAGAGATCTGGTAAATGATATTACAACTAAAAGTAATGAATTTATTTCAGCAAGATACGGTAACTACTTCTTAACTGATGGATCTAATACAAAAGGCTTACTTAATTCTATTAACAGCTTTGATTCTGTAGGTATCTATAGCGGTACAGCTACTTCAGGTAATGCTATTGGTAGAGCAAGAATTAGAAACATTGATGAGTTTGACAACGACTTTAGATTACATGTATTTGATGTTGAGATGTATGGCAATAACTCAATAAATAACGCTCGAAGTGTAGGAACAAGTTCTTCTAGTTATGGCGATCTAGTACCTATTAATTCTAACTATGACTTAATTGATAAGCTTGAAAATAATCTTCTATTCCCTATGCCTGGGAGAGTTAACACAGTAACAGATGGTACAGTTACCTTTAATATTGGTAAGGTCTATACGGCAACTGCATCTGGTAGCTCCGCTACTTTCTCTACTGGCGGTAATACATTCGCAGATCAAGAGCAGTGGATTGTAGAAGAAGTTGCTAACAGTAACAATCTTATTTCACCTCCAACAGTATCAGGTACCCCAACTAGCTCTGCTACTATTACAGGTTTGACTGATGGGGCTGTGAGATTGTTCGGCTATGAAAGAAAAACTGGAGTAAGAAAAACTAAGACATTAGTTATAGGCCGTACTCAAACTCTTACGCTTACTAATGGAGTATTTAAACTATCTCACCATGACATTTACAAGTTTACAAGTGTTGTAGATAGTACTACAAGCGAAGATATTACTCATAGGTTTATCTTTGATAATGGTCAAAGAGATAATTTCTACGATGTAGGCTCTGGTAAATTAAGAGGAGGAGCCGCAGCTCCTGCAGGTAATATTGTTGTAACCTTTGATAGCTTCGATCACGGCGCTGGAGATTACTTTGCAGGCGGTGCGTCATATCCAGATCTGGAATATGATAAAGTCCCATACTATAATCTAGAAACTGGAGGTACGGTAAGGCTATCTGATGTTTTAGATTTTAGATCTGTGAAGGATAACTCCGGTGATGACTTTGCTGGCACAGGGTCAGTAATTCAATATATTCCTAGAAACACTGATACAATTGACGTCGGTGAATTTAAAGTCTGGGAACCTAGAATTGACGTAGTAGTTATCAATGACAACGGTAACCTAGAAGTATACACAGGAGTAACAAGTTTATCTCCAAGTGAACCAGAAGGAATACCTACTTCATCTATGGAATTACATAGAATATCATTAGCTCCATATCATTTAAACGCGCGCGACTTCATGCAATCTAAGTATGATAACCGTGGTTATAAAATGTCTGATATCCGTAGAGTAGAAAGAAGAGTAGAAAATTTAGAAGAGCTTACTACACTTTCTCTATCAGAGATTGAATTAGAGCGTACAGTTATTCCTGATAGAGTAAAGCAAGGTATGACTGGAGATACCTTTACCAATAATGTACAATCTAAGACAAGAGATAAAGATTATAAAGCTACTATTCGTAAGAGATCTGGCGTTTTAGCTCCAATGAGATATTGGAGGGATATAGGCTTAAAATATGATTCAGATGCATCTAGCGGAGTAAGACTACATGGTAGTACTGTTTGGCCTAATTTTACAGAAACAGTAATGATTAATCAAAACAAAGCTACTAATTATCAGAGTGTAAATAGATTTGAACTTGCTAAGTTTATTGGTTCAGGTATTGTTGAACCTGCAGTAGATACATATGAAATGAGAAGAGAAGTAGACGTTAATCACATTGGTGAGTATAACGAATCACTTACTACACAAGGGGATACGGTAGTTCTATCTCAAGGTAATCAGAACGAGGAAGCATAATGCCCTGGGTAACAGCAATAAAGATTGAACAAGAATCAAGAATTAGAGAAATAGATAATGGATTTGATTTTAATCCAGCTTTTAGATCTCGGTTTATATATTTTAAGTTTACCGGTCTTAGACCTAATGATAGTCATTGGCTGTTCCTACAAGGAAGAGATGTAACGTCTTTTGCTAATACTAGCTTTAGTATTAATGATTTTAATGCTTCAGCTCGTAGTTCAGTGTTTAGAAATCCAGGGGATAAGTATTTGTTAGAGAATCAGTTTCCTTCAGATCTAGGAGGACCCACTGGATCTCCACTTACTACTACAGCTGCAGGTGAGTTGGAAGGAGTATTGTTTATTCAGAGTAACTCAACATATAGCTGGCATGTGGGTTCAGGTACCACTAATTATAGCTATAATGGAGGAAATAATAGTATTCCTCTTTTAGCTATTAACATTTCTAACACTAATAAGAGTAATGCTTTGTCTCACGCCACAGCAGAATATGCTTCGATTGGTCAGTTTATCAATTATGCAATGGAAGAGTATACAGTAGATGTAGAAGTTGAATATGAAGAATGGGAAGATGATCCGCCCCCAGCACCAGGTCCAGTAGTTACTCCAGGTAATGATCATGATACGGGTCCAAGTATAAGCACGGATTATGAGTATTTTTTCGGTTCTACTGATACAGGTCCAAGCATTTCGGATGCCGGAGGCGGTGGTTTTTTTGGAGACACTTGGACCTCATCCGCTACACCTAGTGCTAGACCAACTACTACTACTACTAGCAGTTGGATGGATACCAATA